AGCAAATTAATAAACAATACCTTTTACACAGGTCTAGCCAAAGGAGATTTTACAAAGAAATATCGAAGTTAACTTGATATGTCCCAATCACCGATGGTAGAACCCCATTCATTCATAGGAATGGCTGCAACCTGAGCTTCCATATCATCAAACGATGGTAATGGCATGTAACACGTGGTAGAACTATATTGTGCGCTCTCTATAATGCTGACTCTCAGGCTATTGTAATATTCTCTTCCCCAGTAAGTAGCCTCCCGTAAAACTGTCAAGACATTATCCTTTGTAGCTCTTACAGGATCTTCACTTTTGTGGATCCAGGATAATGGTGATAACATAGAAACCTTGTCAAGCGGAGGCTTTACAATCTTAGATTTCTCTTCTTTCCTAAACGATCTTTTAAGAAAGGTAACTTCACTTGGTAACGAGTAGTGAAATTCTCGGGTCTTTTTAGCTGATGTTATTGACATCCCCAATTCATCATAGTATTTTGCGATTGAGTTGCCATCAAATCCTTTAAGTTCTTCTGAATTTGATAACAACAAATCATCTCCATAAATTGCGCGGCCAACATTCTTGCGAAATATATATAGTGGTTTTAAATATGGTTTGTTAGTATCACCACACCACAATCTATATACGTAATAGATCAATATTTCATTAATTAATGAATTGGCATCTGCTGTTATTGCACAACCTGAAGGCATCCCACCTGTTTTAACAAATAAATGATTTTGAATCATAAGTGGGGTATAAGTAAGCAAAGAAGCTACTACGAATCGGAGGCGCTGATTTTCTTGACAATCATTATACCAGGCGTTGACAATTTTGGTATATTCCCAGAATAACTGAGGGTGTACTGATGTATCCCAATTGGTGTAATCAAAATCTTGCCAGTTAACTGCTGATTTTTCAAGTAATCTATAGTATAACTCGGTCCATCCTTTACCTGGATCAATTCCAACACAAGGGCCTATCTCACCTGCATGTTTACGAGTCATTGCTGTAAAAGCACCAAAGTATTTTCTTG